GATGTAGAGGTTTCATTCTTTCCTATTGGTCAACCTCAAGTCACCAATCAGGCAGACGCAGATGCGGTCAGAAAAGGACTAGAGACTGCTCAGATGTTTGACCCACAAGCACCCTGCGTAAAAATCTGGCATCAAAACCAGATGGCAGAACGCATAGGATCAGGTAAGTTTATTGGATTTCCTATTTTTGAGTTGGATACGTTTAGCGAACTAGAGAAGCATCATCTAGACGCTTGTGATGAATTGATGGTTTGTTCAAAGTGGGCAAAAGATATTGTTGATAAAGTTGGTCTGGATGTCGCTACTCACGTTGTACCTCTTGGTGTAGACGCAGAACTATTCCCGCCAGCGCCAGCGAGACAGGACGACAAAACGATCTTCTTCAATTGTGGCAAGTGGGAAATACGAAAGGGTCACGATATTCTCATTAACGCCTTCAAAAAGGTACTTGAACACGGAGAAAATGCTGAATTGTGGATGATGTGTACCAATCCATTCAACTCGCCTGAAGAAGATTCAAAATGGCATCAATCATACAATCATCCTAATGTCAAACTAATTCCAAGGGCTGAGACACAGGCAGAAGTGTATAATATAATGTCCCAAGTAGATTGCGGTGTATTTCCCTCTCGCGGAGAGGGCTGGAATCTAGAATTATTAGAGATGATGGCGGCAGGAAAGCATGTTGTAGCAACAGACTATTCAGCGCATACAGAATTTTGCACTAAAGAAAACGCAGGTCTTGTGTCGATAAGTGATGTAGAGCCAGCGTTCGACGGAAAATGGTTCTTTGGTCAAGGGAACTGGGCAAAGATTGGAGCGCACGAAGAAATGGATCTGTATATGAAAATGATGAAGTACATCCTTGATAAAAAGGGTACTGTAAATCAAGCAGGAATAGAAACCGCCAAAAAATTCTCTTGGCAAAATACAGCAAGAGAGATGATTAAATGCTTACAAAACTAAAAAATCTTTTCAAAAAAGATAAAAAGCAACAGAAAAGGGATGACATTCTTGGGTGTATATCCTATAATCTATTACGCACAGGGGAAATAGAGGTAAAAATAAACCTTGAAAACCTAGAAGATGATTCAATTGAAAAGTTTTCTAAACTGTTTGCGAGAGTAACAACTACCAGCTTGTCTCCATATACAATAGATTTGACTAAGCAGTTGTTTGTGGAGGTAGACGAAGAAATATATACTAAAATGTTGCTGCTCGCAGCAAAAGAGTGTGAAAAAATCGTTGAAGAAAACCAATTGGAAGTATCTATAGAAGATGCTTACATAAAACCCTCGGAGATGTTTAATGAGTAGAAAGATTGGCTGGCAGAAATATGAAGATGTTATTCAAAGTGAGATGTATAGCCCAATAGCTAATATGATCTTTGATGAAATAGCTACAGATATTGAACCAGAAGACTACGAGGAAGAAGAAATTCAAAATCAAGAAACCTTATTTGTGCCAAAAAATTTCTACGAAACAATTTCTTTGATGAGCAGGTTTGATTGTTGGATTGGTCATACAAACTTTAACATCACAACTTCTATAAAAAACAAACTAAACGAAGTTGACGGTATTGAAGTTTTAAATATTGTTAGCCGATATAGGTTTTTTATCGGTATTGGAAAAATGTTTAAATTTTCTGATGTACGAACAAACATTGAAAAAAGTATTATATCAAAAGGAGAAACACTTGGAAACGCAATTGAAGAAAGTTCTTAACGACAAAGAAACAATGAATATTGCTAACTATGCGGCAAGTGGTTACAATAGCGCGTTAACTAAAGACGAGATTGAAAACTGTATTTACAACGCTGTGTGGAACGCTTTAGATAAATTTGATGAGTCTAGAGGAACAAAATTTTCTACATTTTTACACAGAGGCGTAAGATTACAGTGTCAAAAACGCTTAAACTTTAACAGAAGGTACAAATCTACTCAATATTACGAAGATGCTGTATCTAGTAAATTTAATTTAAATTTAAAAAACCAAGCGTATTCTCAAGATTTAAAATACGAACTTCGTGATGAGATTGAAAACTGTGAAGATCCAGATATTTTGTATGATAGATTTTACAAGAATATGACGTTGACTGAAATAGCTAACAAGAAAAATACCTCCTACGAGACGATAAGAAATAAGATCAAGAAAAATTTAAAGATGATAAAAAACAGAATTAGTTAGGTGTATATTATATTAGGAAGATTAGGATCTTAAAGGAAACAGTAGGATAAAATATTTATGTTTTATTTTAAGAGGGTATTATGGCTCTAAGAAATGCTGTTGGTGGAGCTTATGCTGCTGCCAGCGTAAAAAATGATGGTGGAACTGTAGTTAAAGGCGGTGGGGTCGCAAGCGACAGCCCAATGACAAACAGCCTCGGTCTTAACACATTAGCTGACGACTTTGGGGTTTCTTTTGGCTCAAAAGTTGTAGCCCAAGCTGACACTGGCGACAAAGCTGGTGTTCAAAAAGCTGTTTCTGGTGGAACCTTAGCTTATCAAGCTGGCGCTACCGAATGGGTTATAAAAGGTGGAAATGTCGCATCGACCATTGGTGGCGTATCAAATGACGCTCTTGTAAGTCCAGCTAGAGATACTGGCGACTTGAACGACTTCGCAACTGAAGCTGCTAGAACAAAGATTAGCGATAGACTCATTGGGTCGAAAGCTGACGAGGCGTTTGATATCTTCGCAAGACCTAGCTCCGCTATCGTTCCTGGTAGAACCAAGGGTAGTAACGCTGGAAACGCATCTACTATGGTCAACCCAGCAGATGGAACTGCCGCTGTTGCAACTGAAATTGCTCCTAGCCAAGCTGTTCCTGGCGAACTTACTTACTTCTTCGGTGAACTAGCTGCTGCTACAACCGATGAATACAAAGCTAAGAACGCTGCTGAATCCTGAATTTAATTCATTTTAGTCAACATTATACCCTCCTCTTCGGGGGAGGGTTTTTTCTTTAGAGTAAGATGGATTTACAACAAATGAACTGGTCAGAGATAATACAATATTTAGATAATGTAGGCATTGTGTTGGGTTTGCTTGCGTTATTATTACCAGCAGTAATAAGATACTTAGTTAAACCAACTATAAATTTATACAAAATACAAAACGTACTATTAAATACAATCGACGAAATAAAAAAAGAAGTTACACCTAACGGTGGATCGTCTATCAAAGACAGTATCAATAGAATTGAGAAACGTCAAATAATGATAGACAAAAGGTCTAAGGCAGTTTTCTTTACTTTTAGTGACCCAATTTTTGAGGTTGATGAGTCAGGAAATATACTTTGGGCAAACCAAGCGTTTCACACCGCTATGGGTACTAAGAATTTAAAAGGATTGGATTGGGTTTCATTTATCGACGAGCCTCACAGAGATCATTTTCTAAGAGAATTAGAATCTTGCTCTGAAAGACTCAGAGAATTTAAGTTTGAAACCACTTCTACGGAAGGTAATAATGTTAAGTTTTCGGGTTATCCCTACAGGGATAATAATAAAAATTTTGGTTTTTTAATTTACTTAGAAGGAGTATGAAATGGGATCATCTAAATTTAAACTAAACTGGGGAGATTTAGTTGGCGTTGCTAAAAATGCCGCTCTTATTGGTGGCGCAGCAGCACTAACTGTTCTTGCAGAAAACTTGGAGGTTATTGACATCGGTCTTTATACCCCGCTTTTTGTTCCGATTATTGCTGTAGGTCTTGATACAGCTATCAAATGGATGAAAGATAACGCCGCGCAAGAACAAGAGTAGGATTTGAGTCATGGAGTATAATACGCCCCGCGAACTACTCAACGCCTACCGTGAAGGTTTTAAGGGTGCTGAGTGTGACAAAAAAGAAGTAGCTAAACTTCTTGGCGAATTAAAAAATCCTTTATTTGGCGCTGCTGCCTACGATTTATGGGGAGATGGCAAAGGAGAGCTATCTCTTCCATTTAAATCTCTATTAAAATTCGATCCCAGTTTCGGCCCTTCTGAAAGGCAAACAACTGGTGATTGTGTTTCTCACTCCACTAGAAATGCTGTAGACATTACTAGAAGTGTAGAGATAGACATAAAAGGTGATAACGAAGAATTTATTGCTAGAGGAGCAACGGAGGCAATCTATCAAAGTAGAGGTCATAAAAGACAAGGGATGCAATGTTCTGTTGCCGCAAGATATGTTCACCAAAACGGTGGAATACTATTGCGAAAAAAATATAATAATGTAGACTTATCTAAATACAACTCTACGCTTGGAGCAAAGCACAAAATTCCATTTGATGTGTACGCAAAAGAGGCTAGAAAACATCAGGTTAAAACTATTTCCCTAATAACTACAGTAGAGGAGGCTCGCGATGCACTTGCTAACGGTTATGGTATCTCTGTTTGTTCTAGCTATGGATTTTCTAGTAGAAGAGATTCTAAGGGGATCGCTGCCAGATCGAAGGGGTGGAGTCATGCGATGTGCTGGATTGCTTGTGACGACACAAAAGAAAGACACAAAGAGACATTATTCTTAGTACAAAACAGTTGGGGTAAATGGAATAGTGGCCCTAAAATTCATAGCCAACCAGACGGCAGTTTTTGGATTAGAGAAAAAGACGCTAGAGGCATGTTAGCTCAAAATGGATCTTGGGTGTTCAGTGATGTAGATGGATTTCCAGCAAGAGAACTACCAGATTATGGAACAACAAACTTCCTATAGGATATAAAATGAAAAAATTATCATTACTGTTTTTGTGTGTGTTAATTTCTGGATGTACTCAAGTTACAAATACTAGCTGGCAAAGCTCTCCAAGCTACAGGGCGTACATCTCTACTCGCCTTGCTGATGCTATTGTAGAATATAATACACTTGTAGACGAAACGGTTATAGAAGAAGAACTTTGTGATGGCTCTGGTTGGATTACGCAGGGAGACGGACATAAAACAGAATGTCCTGGTTGTAGTAAGTGTGAAAAATCAAGCATCTCAGAAGAGTGTTTAGGTGAACAATGTCCTACTCCTGAGCCGTCATCAACAACAGAACGTCAGCCCGCAAAAAAAGGCAGACCCTTAAAAAAATTATTTGATAGGTTAAAAAGATGAATTTAAAAAAATTAGCATCAGAAATATCTAGCAGAGCAAAAAACAAAAATGGTGATTATGGTATTGACCCTGTGACCATAAGTATTATAATTAGCATTGTTACAAATCTTATTAAGCTATGGTGGGCATGTCGAGACGAAAAAAGCATAAGGTCGGAACTACAAAAACCATCTTTGGTGTTTAAATTATTATTAAAAAGAGAAATAAGAAAACAGGCACGAAGACAAGACAGAAGTGCGCTTTATGGAGCGTTTATGGATGTGACCCCAAAACTTACGGAAGAAGACGTTAACAACATTATGAAAGAAATCGGAGAACAGGAATGAGCATTTTTCAATGGGTGATGATCGGTCTTGCTGCGGTTTTAGCCGTACCAGTTTTGTTTAATAGACTTGACGACTGGCTAAACAGCAGAACGCCAGAGAAGCCAAAGCCAGAAGGGGGCGACAGTCTAGTTGATGTCATTGACTGTTGGGAAAGGTTAAAAGAATTATGTGAAAAGCATAACTTAGATGAAGCCAAGCAAGAAGTCCATAAAGTATTTCCCCTTTTTGCAAAGTCAAAGGATGTGCTATGAATGACAACGTAAGAATAATACTAGCTATAGCGCTCGTTTTGATTGCGCTTTTTGGAGAAAAAGCCGCACAACTTGTCAATGATAATGTAGAAATTGTCGATGATGTTATATCGTTAGTAGACGAACCGTCAATGGAGAACAAAGAACTTGTAAAACCAATTACAGAGATAAACATAGAATCAAAAGACGCTGAATTAATTTCTTTATTTTATTTAGAGTTATCTGATGTAATTAACAAAGATGACTCTATAATAGAATATACAGAGCAGTTTAGAAACTTAAATACCTTTGCTGGCGTTTTACATTTCAACACATCATTACGTGACAAATATGAAAATTTAGGAGAAAAAATAGATTCAGCTATCGCTAATGCAATCGGAAAGCAGAATGTAGCTATGAATCAGGAGAAAAGAAAAGATCTAATTGACGTTTTAAATGCTGTAGCATGGAGTGTGACACAGTGATAATCAACAAAATATTAGATGTGCTACTTGAAAAGTACGACATAAAGCAGCAAGATATAGATAAAGTCAAAAAGATTCTAGATAAAGTAACTTTCACCAAAAGAGACGGCAAGAATGTTATGCTAATTGAAATAGGTGAAGGTATAGAACTTACAATAGTTCAAAAAGAACAATAATAAATCAATTTAATTTTTACAACCAAGAGGGATATTTAATGTCTTTGAAATCTTTAATGGATTACACATTTGTTAGTAAGTATGCGCGTTGGATTCCTGAAAAGAAAAGGCGAGAAACTTGGAACGAGGCTGTAGACAGGGTTAAGCAGATGATGCTTGACAAGTATGTTGAAGGTCAAGAAGGCGAAAGCGCAGAGGAAGTTAAATCTCAAATTGAATGGGCGTATGAGCAGATGCGAAAAAAGCGTGTGCTTGGAAGTCAGCGCGCCCTACAGTTTGGTGGATCTCCAATATTTAAGCACAATGCTCGCATGTATAACTGTATCGTTTCGTATTGCGACCGTGTGAGATTTTTCCAAGAGTGTATGTACTTGCTACTATGTGGGTGCGGAACTGGTTTCTCCGTACAAAAACATCATATTGACAAATTGCCAGATCTTTTGTCTAAAAAAGAAGGTAGTAAAAAATATGTTATTCCAGATACTATTGAGGGATGGAGTGATGCTGTAGGTATTCTTGTTTCTAGTTATTTTGATCAGTTTCTTGGACATGAATTGTTTGAAGAATACAATGGTAAAACTGTCAACTTTGACTACAGTCAAATTCGTCCAGCAGGATCATACCTAAAATCAAGTGGGGGTAAAGCTCCTGGACCAGAACCCTTAAAAAATGCATTAACAAATATTAGGAAAATCTTAGATAAGGCATTGAAAGATGGGCAAACTAAACTTAAACCGATTCAAGCTTATGATATTGTCATGCATACGGCTGATGCTGTTATTTCTGGTGGCGTTCGTCGTAGTGCTACCATTTGTGTTTTTAGTCCTGATGACAATGAGATGGCAACGGCTAAAACCGGAACTTGGTTCATTGACAATCCCCAACGAGGAAGATCAAACAACTCTGCTTTGCTCGTTAGAGACCAAACAACAAAAGAGCAATTTGCCGAGTTAATGAAATCTGTCAAAGAGTTTGGTGAACCTGGATTTGTTTGGGCGGATAGCACTGAGCTTTTGGTAAACCCCTGTGTTGAAATTGGCATGTGGCCCGTATGCGAAGAAACAGGTGAATCTGGATGGCAGGCGTGTAACCTATCGACTATCAACTGCTCAAAAGTTAAAACAGAACAAGACTTTTTTGACGCTTGTCGTGCCGCCACAATCATTGGTACGCTACAGGCAGGCTTCTCTGAGTTTGAATATCTCGGCTCTGCTTCAGAAAGAATTATTTCTAGAGAAGCTTTATTGGGTGTAAGCATGACTGGAATGATGGAGAATACAGACATCTGCCTTGACGCTTCGTTTCAAAAGCGCGGAGCAAACATCGTGAAGAAAACAAACGCTACGATGGCAAAACTTCTTGGGATTAGACAAGCGGCAAGAACCACCTGTATCAAACCAGAGGGAACGTCAAGCTGTATTCTTGGAACGTCTAGTGGTATTCATCCACATCATGCCAAACGATATATCCGCAGAGTCCAAGCAAACAAGATGGAACCCATCTATAATTACTTCCGTGGAGAAAACCCCAGAGCTTGTGAAGAAAGTGTGTGGAGTAACAATGACAGTGATGACGTTGTATCATTTTGCGTAGAGGTAAGAGATGGTGGTAAAACTAAAAACCAAGTTAGCGCACTACAATTATTAGACTATGTAAAATCTACACAACAAAGCTGGGTATTAAATGGTACTAATAAAGATTTATGTACCCAACCTTGGCTAAACCACAATGTAAGTAATACTATTAATGTTAAACCAGATGAATGGGAAGAAGTAGAGAAATATATTTATAAAAACAGAAAGTACTTCTGTGGTATTTCTCTCTTACCTATCTCTGGAGACAAAGATTTTCCACAAGCGCCATTCACTACAGTTTACCTGCCGAGCGAACAGGTGGCTCATTATGGAGACGCATCACTATTTGTTAGCGGCTTAATTGAAGTTGCTCTAACCTTATGGGAGGACAACCTTTGGGCAGCATGTGACAGCCTTCTTGGTTTTGGTGAAAAAATTAAAGGCAATGGCAAGAAGGAATGGAAAGAGCGCTGTGAAAGATTTGCAGGAAAATATTTTGGAGGAGACCTAAAACAATTAACGTATTGTATGAAAGATGTTTACAACTGGAAAGAGTGGGTTGACCTCAATAGAGAATATCAAGATGTAGACTTTACAAAAGTTATCGAAGAAACTAATAATGTAAATCCAGTACAAGAAATCGCTTGCGCTGGCGGTAAGTGTGACATAATCTAAGGAGATTAAAATGCCCACTGGGTTAGGTGATGAAATATTTTGGATGTGTCCAACCTTAGAATCAAATGCTGTTGATTTATCTCCAACGGCAAGAACACTAACATTAAATAATGGCGCTTCGTTGGTAAATGATACATCAGAAGGTGGATCTAAAGCATACGAGTTTGATGGAACAGATGACACGATCACAACTTCTACGATATGGGGCGCTGGTCATAGAGCATTATCTTGGACTACTTGGATAAATTGTACTAATGATTCTAGCGATTATAATTTTGGAATTTTTTTTGAAAGGACAGGTGAATCTGGCGGCACAACCAGTCTTGGGATAAGAGTTGGAAATCAGTATCAGAATCCTAGACCAATCTACGCTTGGGTACAAGGAAATCGAGACTCTGGGGGTTTTGGTCAGATGATATATACGAGTATTCAATCTCTGTCAGATGCCATAACTGCTGGCTGGCAGCATTATGCTTTTGTTTGGAGGGATAATAGATGTTTTACTTATGTAAATGGAAATTTATCTCAAGTTGGAACAGTTAACAGAGGTGTAACAACATACAAGTATGGCAATCCAGTAACCTTCGGTACTATGTTTAATTCATATTTTTCTGGTAAATTAGATGATTTTAGAGCCTACTCAAGAGGCTTAAACCCGATTGAAATTAAGTATTTAGCGTCTAAGAGGGGCGTTCTTGGAAGACCAGCTTATGGTGTATTTACAACTTAGAGAGGAATAAAAAAATGGAAGAACATCCAGATCACAAGGCAAGAGAAAAAATGCTTCAAGCTCATACGCCAAGTGTAGAACCAAAATTAAAAGTTAAGAAACTAGATCCAGAAGCAATTGTTCCAACAAGAGCAAATAAAACAGACGCAGGATACGATCTTTATGCACTAGCAGACATACAGATTCCTGCTATTAATCACAAGTTAATCAAGACTGGTATCTCTATGTCAATTCCAGAGGGGTATGTTGGTCTTATTTGGCCGCGCTCTGGTCTTGCTTACAAAAGCGGACTGGATGTGTTTGCTGGCGTTATTGATTCTGGATATAGAGGTGATATAGGAGTTATTCTATACAACTCAAGAATGGATCATTATCAAGTTAAAAAGGGCGACAGGATAGCTCAAATTGTATTTCAAAAAGTAGAAGGGTTCGACTTGGTGGAAGTAAAAGATTTGGACGGTACTCAACGAGGAGAAGGGGGATTTGGTAGTTCTGGTTCTTAACACTAATATAAGGTATCCGCATGTCTAAAAGAAAAACCAGAAGAGAAATAGAAAACTCACCACAAAAAGTTAAAGCCGTAGAAGCAAAAACACCAAAGCAAAAAGATTACATACGAGCAATTGTAGAAAATGACGTTGTGTTTTGTACAGGGCCGTCTGGCTGTGGCAAATCTTTCATAGCTTCTGGCCTTGCTGCTGAACATTTACACAGGGGAGACATAGAACAAGTCATTGTAACGCGACCGCTGGTATGCACCGGTAAGGAGATAGGGTCGCTTCCTGGAGAACTTCTCGACAAGATTGCACCCTATCTCCTACCAATGCAAGAAAATTTCAAGTTTTTCCTTGGAAGAGCGTACTATGGACACTATTATAATGAGGGGAAGATAAGATACGCGCCACTTGAAGTTATGCGTGGATCTACATTTCATAATTCGTATATGATTTTAGACGAAGCGCAAAACTGTACGTGGGAACAAATTAAGATGTTTATAACTCGCATGGGACAGGGAAGTAAAGTTATTATCAATGGCGACATTAGACAGACCGACCTTAACAGAAAAAGTGGGCTTGAAGAAATAATTGATAAGTTAGAAGATATTGACGGCGTAGGGCTTTGCCGTTTGGGATATAGTGATATACAGAGAAATGGTATATTAGGAAGAATACTTAACGCATTGGAGAACTAATGCCTATTTATGATTATGAATGTAGAGACTGTGGAGCAGAAGTCAGTGACGTATTCCAAAAGGTCACAGACCCAGAACTAACAACTTGTCCTCTTTGTAACGAGGAAGGATTGTTTAGAGTAGTTACTGGTGGACTCCACAGTTTCATGGCGGGTAGTAACACCATAGGAAGTGTTGCGGATAGAAACACAAGGGTAAATAAAAATCAAATCAATGAGATGGAAGCTATGAAACGAGAAGCTAACCCAACTCCTGATAAACCTTGGTATCAAAAACAAGGTGGTAAATCTATGAAGGACATAAATAAAATGAATGATAAGCAAAAGGCTAAATATATTATGGAGGGAGATTGATGGACTTTATTAATGACGCACCGCAAATTGATGATGTAAAACCTAAAAAAGAGCATATCTACATCAATAAAAATGGTAAGGTGATAGCAAACGATAGGGACAAAGTTTATGCGCAAGTATTAGTTGAAAACAACAGAGAAACGCACTACATAGTTACATATCAAAATTCACCACTAGACCCGATGGGTAGATATCAAAAAAGACAGGCGTATCTTGAAACAAAGATGACAAAAGTTACCAAGAAAACATTTGATTTTTACGTTACTTACTTACAGACAAATAATTCTATTTACTTAACTAGAACAAACAGGAGTTATCAGAATGGCTAAGACTGGACCTTTAGGAGATGTGGAAAAGTTTTATATTGAAAACAAACATCAAGATTTTACAGTGGAGGAACTAGCTAAGAAATTAAATAGACCAAAGGCTACTATAGAAAAACATGTCGCAAAAGCAAAAGAAAAAAGAGTGCATGAGCAACAACAAGAAAAGCCAAATCTATTTGCTTCTCATAGAGGGTCTACCGTAATGACTCAAGCAGCATCAGAACTTGGTGATGAGATCAGAAAAAAGAATAGGGAAAGAAAGCCGAGCGCCAGATGCACGACGAACATCAAATAAATAATAAAGAAAAATGGTCACAGGTATTTAGGACAAACGTCAGGGCTACATGGCTTATTGTAACCCTGAAGGACGGTAGTGAATATTTTATTGACAATTCTGAACGATGGCATGAGCTAAAAAGATACTGTGATAATAATGATGTCTTTCTAAGTAAACTATCTATTCAGTTCAAATCTCATAGAGAAACAATTGACATAACAGGTATTGATGGTATATACTTTGCTAGGTCTATTGTTGGTATGCTTGGCGCAGAAAGCAAAAATACATACACTATTGGTAAAATAAAAGACGGTATTGTATATAAAACATTGTGGTTAATACCAGAACTAATTGTTGAAAGAGAGTTTGAAGATTATGAGTCAGGTTGTTTTGAAGAATCTATTATCTATGACAAAGCGAAAAAGAACTGAAAAAAGCAAGTACAAGCATCAGTCAACTGGCGACTATTGTACTTGCGCTTCTTATCTAGCAGAACTAATGTGTTTAAGACTTGCAGAACACAAAAACGAAGGTAAACTAGGGTATAAGTTTTGGAACAAAAAACCTTGGGACTGGACTTTTAAGCAGCAATTGTTTACCGCAAACACGCTTATTAAAAAGTATGGAGAGTCCGCTGTTGTTAAGGCAGTCAACTCTCCTTATTTATCTAAAGTATTTTCGCTAAAAAACAAACGGGTTGTGCCGGAAATAAATAGACAGCTTAAATTAATTAAAGACAATAAAGACAAGAAGCAAGAATTAGATGTAAAGGAAGAAGCTAAAACAAGAAAAAAGACATACGGTAGAAAATCTAAATTAAATAAGTTGAGAGGATTAGATGGCAAAAAAGAAAACGAAAGCTAAGTTTGACGATGACATTGTGAGCAATCAAATCATTGGAAAGTATGGTGACATCGTAGAGCAGGGAACAAAAGTTCTTGCTGATTTACAAAACTTTAAGACTATTGGTATTTCACCAGCGCTAGATTTGGCGACTGGCGGTGGTCTTAGAGAGGGTAGCGTTGTCGTCATGACTGGCGATCCCAAAACTGGCAAGACAACCACATCGCTTTACTTTGCGGCAAAAGCTCAAGCCGCAGGTAAAAATGTATTCTATTTTAATACCGAGGGTAGACTTACCAAAGAAAACTTTACAGGTATTAAAGGTCTTGATGCCAGTAAGATCAAAGTCATTCAAGCAACAGACAGTCAGCCAGTTGTATCTGCTGAGACATTTCTAAACGCAATTGAGACTTACGTTAAGAACACGCCAGACTTTGTAGCGATCATTGACTCTGTGTCTAATATGGTTCCGCAGGATGAGCTTGATGGCGATGTCAGAGGTGGCGTTAGAGCGCAACTACCAAGGTTGCTATCTATGTTCTTTAAACGTATTAGTAATGATGTAGCAAGAACCAAGGCCATCTTAATTTTTATTACTCACAACATCGCCAACACTGGTGGGTCAAGATGGTCGCCTGCTAAACTGGCAGACTGTGGTAATATGCTTCAATATCAAGCTGGAACAAATATGGTTATCACACACAGAGGTAAATGGGAAGAAGCAGACGCTTCGGGTAATGACGTTGGACAGGTGGCAAACTGGGTAATTAAGACATCTGCCGCTGGCGGTAGACCAAACTCTAATGCGGTATCTTATATTAGGTACGGAACTGGAATTGACGAAGTTAGAGAACTTTGTGAGATTGCAAATGAACTAACTTTTATTAAACAAGCTGGCGCTTGGTACACGATAACTACTGCTGTAGACAACCAGAAAGACCCAGCGATACAAGCACTGTTAAAGAAAAACGATGTTGACGTAGACAACCCAGAGGCAGTAGAAAAGTTCTTTAAGTTCCAAGGCATGTCAAAACTCGGTGACTTCATAGAACAAAACTCAGAGGTTCAAGAATTTTTATATGAAGAAATAAGAAATGTATTATGAAAGTTGTAGGATTAAATGGTCGAGAGTATAATATAAACCTAAAAAAATATATTATAAAAAATAATGACAAGACCGTTAAATCAAAGTATCATATGGCGGCCAGAGAACTCTTATCAGAAATGTTTAAGGGTTACACGGTCCTAGAAGAAGTTAAACTTCCAGGTTCTCGTTGCCCAAGTAAGAAATCTACATTGTTCTTGGACTTTTTTATACCCAGCTTATCTTTGGGTATAGAAGTTCATGGGCAGCAACATTATGAGTTTGTACAATTTTTTCATAAGACCAAGGCTGGGTTCTTGACATCTAGAAAAAGAGACTTTATAAAAGAAGACTGGTGCGAACTAAACCAAATAGAACTTGTGGTTCTTAAATACTCAGACAGCATAGAAGATTGGAGAAAACAAATTGACAGCCGCTGAAAGATTGAAAGAGTTTCTTGACGGTATTGAAGCATATATTACCGCAAAAAATATAACACCTACCAAATTTAATCCAGAGTTTGCTATAGCGGAGACTTTATCTCTTGAAGGTTTAGAGAGATTAACGCAAGATGAATGTTTTGGTTATGCTTACCAACTAATGCAATACGTAGATCATGTTGGGTCAGAACGTGCGCAATGTGAAAATGTAATTCGCTGGTGTGAAAATGCTTTACAGAGTATAATATCAGAACAATTGTCAAGCGGAATCTGGGATACATATGCTAAACATGAAACCAAAGTCGCTACAATATTAAGAAACAACGATTTAGCCAGAAAAATCAATGAATGGAAACTAACTGCCCAAGGAAGGCTTGAAAATATTAAGTCTAGAGAGTACAATGTTAGAAGAAAAGCAGACATACTATTTGAAAAAGGTAAAAGGAAATGATAGATAAAGACTTACTCAAAAACCTAACCGATGAGCAAAAGCAGGCGCTGCTTGAACAATTGATGGCTAGCCTATCCGAACCAAAACAAGAAGAGGTTGCTGTAGAAGAGCCTGAAGAAACTACAGATGATAAAAATGATTTTACTATGCATAAGTCTAATTCCAAACCTAAAGGCAGGAGAGAACCCGTGAAGTTCAAAAAGAACGCTTGGCAAGATGATGGTCTTGAATTTTCTGATATGGAAACACCTAAAATTAAAAGGACTCCTAGAAACAGAAAGAAAAGCCAAAAGGTAAGTGTTGAGTGTCACGTTTGTGGAAAAGAGTTTCAGGTAAATGCTAACTTAGTCTACGGTGAATATCACAGGTGTAACCGATGCGGCGGTAGGTAACATGACAAAAATATTGCAAGACTTAGGTGCGGAAAGAGCAGTCCTTGCTGGTCTTTTTGCTCACGGTCTAGAATCATATATTGAAGTTTCAGATATTCTAGATCACAACAGCTTTGCTGCGCAAAACAATCAAATCATCTACAAGTGTGTGGAAAAGATTTTTGCAAACGAAGCAGAAGTTGACATAGCTTCATTTATATCTTCCGCTGAACGCTTAGGGTTTGCTGAAACTTTTAAGGACAAGCGCGAATTAAACTACATCAAATCTCTCATGGACTTTCCAGTAAAGAGAGATAACATTCTACACTTCGCTGCGCAAATTAAGAAATTTGAATTAGGCAGGAAGATACAGGGATTAGGAAAAAAAATATCTTTTGACGCAGAACAAATAACTGGGGATGAAGATGTAGATGAGATTGTATCCATAATCGAAAATCCCATTGTAGAATTTCTAAAAGAAGACGATAACAACAAGAGACCCGAAAAGATTGGAGAGGGTGTAGAAGAATATATAGACTTCTTGCTTGAAAACAAATGTGACCAAATTGGAATACCTAGTGGTTTTGACAGGTATGACGCAGCTATTGGTGGTGGTCTGCGACGAAAGTGTGTAGACCTTATCTCCGCTAGACCCAAGGTTGGTAAGTCTGTATTTGGAGACAATGTGGCTATCAACGTAGCTAAGAAAGGTATCCCAGTCTTAATGCTCGACACCGAGATGAGCAAAGAAGATCATCTCAACAGGATTATCGCAAGCATAAGCAAAGTTCCAATTAATGATATTTCTACTGGGTCTTTTGAGAACGATGAAGAACAATTTATTGCAGTTCAAGATGCCGTAAAAGAAATAAAAGAAATACCATATACCTACGCAACGGTTGCTGGTATGCCATTTGAGTCTATTCTAAATGTTATAAAGCGCTGGGTTTTACAAGAAGTTGGCACAGACGAAAACGGTAGAACTAATGAATGTTTGGTTGTCTATGATTATTTGAAACTGATGTCATCCACATCTATATCTAATAACATACAAGAATATCAAGCTCTTGGTTTTCAAATTACCAACCTTCATAACCTTGCCGTTAAGTATGACTTTGCTTGTCTGTCCTTTGTACAGTTAAATAGAGATGGTATCACTAAAGAATCTACAGATGCCGTAAGTGGATCTGACAGACTTATTTGGTTGTGTACATCATTCTCTATATTTAAAGAAAAGTCCGCAGAGGAATTAGCAGAGGACGGCCCACGCGCGGGTAATAGAAAACTTGTTCCTATTGTTTCTCGTCATGGACCGGGTATGCAAGATGGAAATTATATAAATTTAAATATGAGTGGGCAACACGCCCTTCTTACCGAACTAAGAACTAGGGATGAGCTTGTAGCAACCGGAGGTCAGGATGCCATAGAGGGTGCAGAACTACCATTTGAGGAAAATATAGAGTAATGTATAAAGCGCATTTTAAAGGTGGGCCAAACCACGATCAAGTTGTGACAATCCCAAGCGCACCAAAAGTATACAACATGACAAAAGTATATGATGTAAGCGGGTTTAGAACTAAATGTAAATACGATTTAGTAAAACAAGAGGGTGAGAACTTGTACTACATGTTAGACGAAGAGAGATTTGATGGAATTAACCCTACGCCATTTGAGAGAAGATTAAGATGAGTGTATATGCTTTGATTATTGCTACGCTGTGCTACATAGTTACAGCGCTTAGTAATTTAAAACAAAAAGATTATCCACACGCACTTGTTTGGTTTGCATACTCCGTCGCTAACTTTGGATTACTTTGGTATGAATGGAACAAAACAAAAACTTGATTTAAATAAAGTCAGAGATATTATATTCAAAGACTTGTTCTTGCTGTTGAACGATTTAGAGTTGGACTATCAGACAAAGAACAACAATGTATTCATGAGATGTCCCATACATCATGGCGACAACGATAACGGTTTATCTATATCTTTAACACATAAGAACTGGCGCTGCTGGACTAGAAGCTGCCATGAAGATAGTAGTACTAATATTTTTGGGTTTATACAATCCATATTTACCGAGAGGGGTCAAGACGCTTCTTTTTCTGATGTTTTGCGCTACGTGTGTAAGTTGTACAAAATCAGGGAGACAGAACCAAAAAAAGAAAAGGTAGAAGATCCATATGAAGATTTTAGTGAAATTGTAAAAATCTTTAAGCATAATTCTCATTCCAAGGATATAATAATAGAGGATGTAAAAACCTGCGGGAACTCACCCTATTTTGAATCCAGAGGTTTCTACACTAATACTCTTAAACACTTTGGTGTAGAAGATTGTTTAGGCAAAAATTCTGTAATGAGTAACAGGTCTATCATACCCGTGTTTTACAGAGAAGAAAAGGTTGGTTTCATAGCTAGAGCTACCAAGTCATGGCAAACGCCAAAGTATTTGTTTTCTGATGGATTTAAGAAAGCAAACTATTTATATAATTATGATAAAGCGCTAGATAGGTCGCTAGAAACTGCAACCCTTTTTCTTGTAGAAGGACAAGGCGATGTCTGGAGAATGTATGAAGCTGGGGTTACAAATTGCGTTGGACTTTTTGGAAAAGATATTTCAAGTAGACAGAAAGAGCTACTGTTAAAAAGCGGCGCAACTAAAATAGTCGTACTTACAGACAACGACCAAGCTGGTAGAGAGTCAAAAATAAAGATACAAAGAGAGTTATTTAGGTCATTCAATTTAAAGTTCCCAAAGATTGTGGGCAAGGATATTGGTGACATGTCAACAGAGTCCATACAACAAAACATACTTTACAATTTAAAAGGTAGCTATTGATGATCTTAGGTATTTCTGGTAAAAAACAAGCTGGTAAAACAACTATTGCTAATATTATTCATGGTAACGCTCTATTGAAGAGCGAAATGATAAAAGATTATAGGATTAGCAAAGAAGGAAAACTTGTAATTAACACGACAAATTCAACTGGCAAAGAGGGCTGGGGAGAGTTTGACATCGAACGAAAAGACGAACAGTTTGTAGAGTACGCTCATTACAACATGTGGCCGTTTGTGAAGTTATATAATTTCTCAGACCCCGTAAAAGACATGTGCATAAATTTGTTTGGACTCACATACGAACAGGCGTATGGAACTAACGATCAGAAAAATCAAACACTAAAACATATCAGATGGGAAGACATGCCACGATTTCAAAATATGAAATTGATGAAAAAGATGCCCATAGACGCAAAGAAAAGCTGGAACTGGAGAGAGGGTGAAATGACTGCGCGTGAGTTTATGCAGTTTTTTGGAACTGACATTATGCGCAAAATCCATCCAAACGTATGGGCAAATGCCTGTCTAAATAAAATTACTAGAGAGGGTAGTGATCTTGCTATTATAGCAGATGTCAGATTTCCCAATGAGGTTGAAGCTATCAATGAAGCTGGTGGCAAAGTGTTGAGATTAGAGAGGGACGTTTATGAAGATAACCATGATAGTGAAACTGCGTTAGATGTAGATAATTACGATCATAGCAACTTCTGGCGTGTGCTTGACAATAGAGAGATGACTATTCAGGATACTATAACTGAAGTCAAATCTTTATTGGAGAAAATTGAATGATTGTAACTTACATCAGATCGTCAAGTTATAACAACTATGATTTCTGTCAAATGCAATACTTTCTAACGTATGTTCTAGGGCATCGGTCTGACAGCAATAAAAAAGCAGATCTAGGAACTATGGCGCACAAGGTTATGGAAATACTTGCCGGTCTTAAAAAATTCCAACAAGACAACCCTAAAAGGAAATACTTGGTTATTGAAGATGACAAGTGCGGTAAAATTAGAATATCTAAAGACGAATTGTACACAGATGAATTTGTAGAGAGGATGTGCGAACTGGCAGTTACAGACTACGCAAAAGGGTCAATTCATAAATTTTATCCAGCAGACAGAAAGGTTGTTAGAGATACCGTATTTACTTTCCTTAATCACTCAGATAGTCTTTTCGATCCTAGACAAAGAAATATTTACCACCCAGAAGCTCAATTTGATATACCGATTGAAGAAGATTGGGCTAAATTTGAGTATGAAATTGACGGAGAAACCGTAAAAGGTCAACTGGCAATCAAGGGTACTATTGACTTGACAACGCTGATTTCAGATGATACAATCGAAGTTGTTGACTGGAAAAGTGGCCGCAGGATGGACTGGACTACGGGTCAAGTAAAAGATTATAAAAAGTTAGAAAACGACCCTCAGTTATTGCTTTATTTCTACGCTATATCTAAATTATATAAAGATTTCCCAAACAGAATTATGAGTATCTTCTTTTATAAAGACAAGGACGGCAAGGTTGATCCTATGCCGTTTAGTATATGTCTTGGCCCAGAAGACGAGAAAAGATTCTTGGGAATGTTAAAGAAACGATTTGAAGATATACGTGACAACGTACTGCCTAAACCTATAAGATCGGACAGGAATACATTTAAATGTCAGAAGCTGTGTCACTTTTACAAGAACAATTGGCCCGGAACTGACGAAAAAATGTGTATATTTATAGAGAAGAAGTTAAAAAAAGACGGGATGGACCAGACCATCAAAGATTGTACAAACGAAGGGTTTTCAATAGGTTATTACGAGGCGCCAGGATGAAAAGAAGAGATTTTATAAAACTAGGAGCAACCACTTTTGCGTGTGGCAATGTTACAGCGACATATGCAGACGACACGAAAAAAGATGACGCAGCGGTTCTATTCCTTTTTCTAGGTGGTGGCGCTTCTCATATTGAGACATTTAACCCTATACCATTTGCTCCTGCT